AAGCGTTCGTGTAGTAGGGACAGCACCGACATCACCAGCAGTAAGCACAACGGCACCTACGTACCCGTTCACACTTACCACAGCATCAGTGTTGTCTACCTTGTCCCAAGTAGAGCCATTGAATATTGCCCAGTCACCTACCTGCCAGTCAGTAATCCCATTCAAATTAGTATTACCGGCCACATTAACCACGTAGTAGTGTCCCTGTACGCCTACCGAACTCTGTAGAAACGGATTGTTCGTAGCTGCATTCCAAACGCCTTGATATTCAACTCCACCTGCCAGTGCATTTATCTGGTTCTGAACCTTACCAAATGCCTGCAAGATGGTGTCTGTAGATACTACAGTGCCACCTGTTACGTTCAGCCCTGATAATATCTTGCCTATTACAGCACTGTTGCTTAAAGCAACAGTCGCATTGCCCGGGCCAACCGCAGTTGCTTCGCCAGAAAGTTGTGTGATGTAAGCTCCCTGTGCCTGATACTGTGGGATGTTAAGAGTCTTACCAATATAAGTAGCAGCACCGCTGGTACCAACTGTAGTAAGCGTGTCAACTGTATTTAAATCCCAAGACCTGTTCGCAGACAGATTATATGTTACGCCATTAATTGTAATCGTTCTTGTCTGCGGCACATAAACAGTGCTGTCTAAGCTACCATCAGCCTTAACAAACTCTGAAGCAAGTCCTCCTTCAACAATAAAAGAAGCTGCTTCAATACTATATACTCCAAGGTTTACGTTGCCAGTTGCTCCAACATAAGGCACATATCCCTGACCAATAAGCCCACTAATGTCACCTAACGAAAAGTTTTTGGTCTCATTGAGGTTCTCTACGTCCGTACCTATCAACAGGTCGTTGAGGGTAGGTATAGAAACTATGGGGTATGTACTTATCCGTGCCATTCGCTGTCAAATAATTAAACAAATATACTAAAGATAAGCCTTATTTTTTAAAGAAGAATCTAATCGACAAAATGACGATTGGAATTAGCAGCAGCCATGCCATATTAAGTGCGCTGGGCTTCTTTTCTACGAACTTCTCATAGGTCTCTTTACTCTCTTCTTTGCTTACCTCGGTTTGATTGTAGTCAGCAACAGCAACAGTTATTTTTGTAGTGTCCACAACATCACGCTTAGTCTTTTTAATTTTGACTGCAGCATTAAAATACTCTTTACCCCCAATGACTATGGGCATTGTGTTGTCTATTGGGACAACCTGAATCTCATCAATGTCTTCTTTAATACTGATTGCGTTCTGCTGAAAAACAACGCTGTCCTTCTTCTCTACAACAACGCTGTCTGTGATTGTCTCTACTTTATTTTTAGATACAGCTACCTTCTTCGTAGAGCACGAAAAAACTAGAAGGCTAAGGCAGATTAATGTAAGAAGTCTTACCATTTGTACGTACAGCTTTTAACTTTTGCTTTCTATTTTTGCCTTTAGTGTAGGATACGTGAACCCAATCAGGGTTTGCATCCGTCCCAAATTCATGTATAATTTGGTCCCAATCTAAGTTAGCAACAATAAAGTCAAAGACCATCTTGTTGGTAACCCCACTACTACTGCCATCCATGTCGATGTCAATCGCTTCACCCTTACAATGCTGAGACGATGCGCTGCCCTTAATGAATTTATTAAGAGCCTGTGACCTGTACCCAGAGCTGATATGGATAGGGACTCCAAAGTGAGCACGAATAGGCTCAAATACTTTTTCAGCAAGCAATTTAAAATTCTCCAAGTGCTCTTCTGTAGGTGTATTATCTATTCCATTACGCTTTGCAGAATCACTTCTGGTTACTTCAGCAAGAGATAAATGCTTAGATATTTTCATTTTATATCGTCAATATCTGACTTTATTTCTTTGGCTCTATTTAAAAGTTTTTTAAGCAAAGCCCAGATGTTAACCTTAAACCCTTCTTCAATATTTTCTTTAATAGAAACTAGCTCAATAAACATCAACAGAATTGCGCAGATTTTGGTAAACATGAACTCAAATCCAAAAGCAGACTTGACAAATTCGTTCAAAAGAAATTTGTCCATCAAAAAAAGAAACAATATGCAGACTTCATAAAGAAGCATCTTACTAACTATATTCGACAACTTCCTACTCCTTATGCTTGACCAACCATTTATTTTAATTGACTTAAATATTCCTGTGATAGTATCAAGAATAATTGCTGCCGCTACAGCTATTAATAGCCCGTATATAGGGGCGAATAGGAGCAAGATGGACGCCAATATGTATTGAAGATATTTCATCGTCCTTGCCCTTTATATGGCTTCTTATAAAGTTTACTTCCTTTGCTAGTGCTAGTCTTTGTCTTAGCAGCCACACCTTTACTGTTTGACTTCTTAACGTATGTGCTTGCAATTGAAATTTTAGCCTTTGCCATGTTACCAAAGAGCTACAAGTTGAACAGCAGAAGTGCCACTGGCAGATGACCAAAGTTTAATCACTTGTACTGGTAATACTTCTCCTGCTTTAGCACCAAAGAAAGTAATTATATCTCCTCCAATGGTAGTAACTCTTACGTTACCTGCTACTCCAACGTACAAATAACATCCCTGATTGCCAATTGTGGTCTGAGGACTTGCAGCGTATACGATGTAATTAGTTGGAGTTGTGTCAAAAATGTTTGCATTTAAAAGTAGCGTAGTTTCATTTACAACCTCAAGTACTGTTGCTGCAGTAGCGTCAGATGTGCTGTAGACAATGTCACCAGTTTTAACATTATTAGTAACAAATGTTGCAGAGCTATCTACAAGAGATAAGGCCACAACAGATGTGTTTGTTCCTTGTTCAAGTATAGCAGGAAAAGGAATATTAGCGTCATCGGTTTTTACAGCCGTTAATGCTCTTGAGAAAGTTGTTTTAAATACTGACATAATTTTTATTGTTTATAAGGAAATGCTCTATTTAATGCGTCTCTGCGTGCCTTGCATCCACAATCTTTACCAGTGGCTTCGCTAACTGCTTCGACTACTCTTTTAATTCCAGTAGCTTTAGTAACCTTTTCAATCGTGTCTCCTAGTCCTTTGCTTTTCATATCATTATAAGAAATAATGGCATCAACCCAGATAGAGCTGATGCCTTGTTTATTACGCTTGTTGTGTAACTAACTTATTATTCATCGCCTTCTGAAGGTTGCTCAGGCTCTATGCCTTCAACCCATCCTGCGAGGAACTTGAAGCTTTCGATGCCTTCACTTGAAAATGTAAACTGATAAAACTCAAACTCTTCATCAAGAAGCTTCTTCATGTCTTTAGCCATAGCCTTGATGCCATCCTTGGTGAACTTGTAGTCCCCCTTCTCGTTCAAGTCCAACACACCATTTGATTCAGTGTGGGCATTGTCAAGACGGATGTCCTCACGCTTCTCATTGTAACTCTCGAATAGCGGCTTAATTTTTTCCGCAATCTTTTTTAGCTTGACCTCAGCCTTGCTACCTTTTTCTACAGGGGTTACGTTAAGTGCACGCACTAGCTCCAATAACTCTGCATTTGATTTGTTTACTTTAGTTGCCATTTAATTTGATTTTAATTTGAACAAATATACTAAACTTTTGAAACTCTTTTACCCATACCCACTCTTGACTTCTCAGACTTTTTAGCTGCAAGCTTTGATGGACTAATCTCACTCTTAGTTTTTGGTGTCTTTGAAGACACTCTAGTTGTTGGACGGCAGTATTCGTTCTTACCGCCAGCACCACAGGCTTTACCAGTCTTGGTGTCCTTCCACTTCTCTTTCTCCCAACGCTTTAAGCTAGAGCCCTTCTCAGACTTAACTACATTGCCTGATGCCTTACGACACTTGGCAATAGCCTGTGATGCCCTCGCTGAAGGGAACACATCATACGATGCCTTAACCTTTTTGTAGCAAGCGTCTTTCATTTCCTTCTTGGAACACTATATCTTTCTCCGTCCTTTTTTACAATCTTATTTCCAAGAACCCTTTCAATTTTTTTTGTTTTCATCATTGAAGGATGCTTTGGTCCTTTTAAAATTTTTCCGGTGCTTGGGTCTATGCTTCCCCAGTGACCACTTTTATCAGGAGTTAACCCTGATTTAGTAGCGGCTTCATAATTGTATCCGTACTTTTTATCAATTTTTTTTAACTTTTCAGTATCACCTTTTGCTTTACTGATTTTGTTTTCAAGACGTTCGTATTTTCTTTCGACCTTTTTATTAAGTCTTTTACTATTGTCTATACGATTTATTTTATCGTCTACATTATTCTTTTTCATTTCTTTTTAATAGAGATAGAATTCTTCTTAGTCTTGCCTACATTTCCCTTAAGAAATTTCATAGGTCCATCTAAGGACTTCTTAGACTCGTACTTCGCTGCTTCCTTGATACCTGTCTTCATTAGTATTTGCCTCTTCGTCCTTTAGGTGATGATTTGGTTGAGCCTCCCGGCCCGGCCCATAGGTTCTTACAGGCCCAATACTTGGGTGTTAGTTTGTCATTTGCTGAGTCACAGCCATGCCTTGCTTTGAAGCTCTTGCGAGCAGCAGCACTATAATTATGACCATAGCCCTTTGCTCCAAAGTGGAGGAGCTTCTCCTCCCCATTGGAACAGGCCTTAACCATCTTCTTCTTGCCCGGTCTATCCGAAGCAACAGGACGGTTACATGACATCTTTGACTTATCAGCCATTAACTTCTAAATGCTCTAGTAGTGTTACCCGGGTCTGCTGGAGCCTCCTGTACTTTCTCTACTTTAGCTACAGGGATGTTCTTTACAACTGGTGCCTTCTCAGCCACCTCGTTCTCTACTAGTCCTGACTTTACTTCTTGCTTTGCCATTATTTTTTTGTTTTACCTTTAAGATAATTCATTGCTGCTTTAGTTTGACCTTTAGTATCACTAGATTTAGCTATGGCCGATGCAAAGTCAGAAGCACTTGCTCCTACCTTAGCCATACGATTTAAAACTTTTCCTGCAGCCTTACCGCTATCCATACGCTTTACAGCTTTTTCTGCAACTTTAGCTATTTTTTTTGTGGCTCTAGCAGCCTTGCCGCTTCCTCCACCATACATAGGTGCCATGATTATTTCTTGCCCATTTTCTTGGCTACGCCACCTGATTTAATTGCAGACTTAGCACCCTTAGATGGTACGCCACCTGACATAGCCAAAGGCTTGGCCTTTAATGCTCCCTTGATAGATGGTCCACCACCTGAAGGAGGTTGCAACTTGGAAGATGCAGGAAGATTAGGAATGTCCTTTTTCATTTTTTTTGTTTTGTTTTAAAATTAATAATCCTTGTATTTCTGTTTAAATGTAGCTAATCCTTGTAATTTACCCAAGCCAGATACTCTGTTCGCTCCACCAACCCTACGCTCTCTGTTCTTAGATAGCTTATCCTTTAGCTTCTCTTTTCCAGCTTGAATAGCAGCAATCTCTCTAGCTTGCTTATTCTTAAAGGTAATTGCATCAATCTCACTGCGTAGGCTTTTAACCTCCTCCTCAGTTGATTTCTCTTCGGATTTCTTCTTTTCTGCCATAAGTATAATTTATTTACCTTTGCTTTACAAATGTAATAAAATTAAATTAATGAAATCAACACCAAGTGACTACCTAAAGTTTTGGCGTGTAATTAGATATTACGTTAAGGCCAAGCACCAGATAAGTCAAGCAGACCTTGACATCATCCTGTTCCTGTACTCCGAAGGATATTTTGGTAAAGAGAAATTTGAGCAATATGTGCAGCTAGTTAGCTGGGATAAGGACCGATTTGCCAGCCTATTAAGAGAAAGGTGGCTTGAACGCTTCAGAAGAAGAGGCACTGACGGACGGGCCCTGTACTCTTTGAGCGACAAGGCAAAAAATTTAGTAAGAGACATCTATAGAAAGCTTGAGGGAGAGGAGATTCCGACCAGTCTCTCCTTCAACCCAATGTTCCTAAAGAATGTCTCCTACAATGATAAGGTCTATCGGAATATGATACTTGAAATGAACGCCTACAATAGGGCCAACAAGTATCGTAAGCCAATAAAAGAGGATGACAATGATGGTTAAAGCACCACCACTACGTCACGCTCAGAAATAATTGTGAACTGCTCGTTGTTAATTAGCATCGTGAAGCTGTGCCCCTTGTCGTAGTACAGCTCGTCCATCTCATCAATGACGTCCACGTCTGTGCCTACAGCAATCACCTCAGCACGCCTATATCGCAGCTGATTGGCATCCTCACCAGATAGGATTAGACCGCTCTGGGTCTTAATCTCCTCCTGTATGTCCTTAACAATAATGTATTTCCCTATTGGTCTCATAGTAGTCTTATAAATGATGGCGTATTCTCCCCAACGTAGGAGCCTGCAATGTTGTACTCGTAGAACTCAATGGCCTCATCATCGGTCATCCCATCTTTTATGAGTATGTCAATGATTTTGTAAATGTCGTAGACAATTTTTAAGTTATTGTCATCAACGCCAATGATGGCATCATCGAAGCCATCCGCTATTTTGAACGTATCGTCTGGATACAGCTCAAGTATTTGGTCCAGTTTACTCTGCGTCATAGCTCCGAGCCATTGTGATGATGGCATTAGTTGATAAAATAGTGACCGCAACGCTGATTGCGTTCTGCAACGCTGAGCGTGTCACCTTAAATGGGTCTATGACGCCCATCGCCACTAGGTCCCCAACTTGACCCGTCTTCAAATTGTAGCCGTGACCCACCGGAGTGCCTTCTTTATACACGTCACTTGGCTTTAGGCCCGCATTTGCAAGGATTTGCTGGAATGGAGCCATCAATGCGTTGCGCACAATGTGCAATGCTGCGGTCTGCTCAGCACTTTTTGACTCAGAGTCAAACAAATCAGCGCTCTCATCGAGCAATGCCTTGCCTGCCCCGGGCAATATGCCCTCTTCAAGAGCGGACCGAACTGCACACACAGCGTCATCGACCCTGTCATACAGCTCCTTCTGCTCCAAGTCAGTCTGGCCGCCAACAAATATGACACCAATCCCACCCGTTAATGACGCAATGCGCTCCAAAATAAAGTCTTTGTCAGTTTTGCGTGTACTTTGCTCATGCAATTGCCACAGTTGTGCGACTCTCTCGTCTATTGACCCTTGGTCAACTTTTACATTACTGCGAATAATTATCGTTTTGTCCTTACCAACGATGACTTTTGCCGCATGACCCAAGTCACCATAGTTAATAAGGCTCAAATCATCACCTGTCTTCTCACTAAAGTACGTAGCACCCACGCTGACCGCAATGTCCTGCATCAACTCGTGCTGCTTGTAGCCGAAATTAGGAGGAGCAACAGCCACCACCTTCAAATTTCCCTTCATGCTATTGGCCGCAAGCGTATTCACCACGTTCACATTGCACGGAGAGATGATGAGCAGCTTCTTCCCCTCGGAAATTATTGGCTTCAGCACGTTCTCAATCTGCAAAATGTTGGCTATCTCAATGTCAGCCACCAAGACCATCACGTCATCGAACACACACTCGTCCTTCTTCACGTCATTGACGAACAAATGGCTCAAATAGCCCCTGTCAATCTTTAGTCCCTTAGTAGTTTGAGAATAGGTCTCACTAGTTTGGCTCCGCTCAACAGTAACCACACCACTCTTGCCGACCTCCTTGTATACCTCAGAGATAATTTTGCCTATCTCCCGGTCATTGTTAGCGCTGATAGCAGCGACATCAAGCAACATGGACGTGCTCACCTTCTTACTCTTCTTGCGGAGCTTGTCCACCACCTTAGCGCTTATGTCCACCATCTCTCTCAACACCTCCGTTCTGTTCATCCCCTCAGTAATGTGCTCAAGGCCTCCTAACACCAAGCCCTCAGTCAGCACTATAGCCGTAGTCGTGCCATCGCCAGCAGAGGTAGCAGTCTTGTCAGCAGCCTCCTTCATCATTCTTACCGCAAGGTTCTCAACAGGGTCTATCAAGTCAATAGACTTGGCAACAGTCACCCCATCCTTAGTTACAGTAATGCCATGTGTGTGATGCGGGCTCTCTATCAACACCGTATTGCCCGAAGGGCCGAGAGTTGACTTAACAGCCTTGGACATCTTGACGATGCCGCTAATCAATTTGGTCCTACCCTCAGTACCAAACTTTAAGTCCTTGGGCGAATAGCCCAGTCCAGATGTTTCTACCATTTGATTTGATTTAGATTTCAGTAGACCATCCATCAGGATGGTATAATGCAAAGATAAGATTTTTACCACACTTGTCAATAATTGTGGCGAAATGTCGACTTTAAACCAAGTATGCAGGATTAATGTCGATTAATAACCTGAGAATCAGGTTATTGTCGGAAATGACAATTTATTTCCCCTATACTACTATATATATATTTCTCTCCTTTTATTTTTTTCTCTATTATATTCTCTCTTTAAAATCGACATTTTCGACATAAAAAAAATAAAGTATTAATAATCAATTAGTTAAGAAAAAAAAATCGACATAAAAAACGACATAAACCCATGTCAATAATGTCGGTTTTAACCGTAAACAATTCATTGGGAATAAAAAACTGATTTCGTTTTAAGTATTCTGTGCTTCAGCATAGAATGATGTCAACAAAAAAAGGGTACCCAACATGAGTACCCCTTTCCAAAACAAACCCAAAACAACTATGTAAATCTATAGGCATCAATTCGGATTAATTCCGATAACCTTTAAGTTAATTGACATTATGGTTAACCCATGTCTTCAGGACCTTCCATCATCTCAGCTCTCATGTATCCCATAGATACACCCTCAGCAATCATGCCAACCTTGTCCATACGCTTCATGATTTTTTTATTAGCAGCCATCTGCGCAAGGCCAGTCATACCATCAGGACGATTGTTAATCAATCTCCCGTTCTGGACATCAAGTCCACTACCCATCATTACGCCACCAGCGTAAATAGAATTACTAAGCTTTAACTTCTTCATATCATTTTTTTTAGTTGCAACTACGTAAAGGTAAAAAAATTTTTAGATATCCTGAGTGTGGGGGCTATATAGCGGTTTGACGAAGCGAGCTCTCCACGGAAAACGACTTTTTTTTTGGGGGTGGGGGGTCGAATCCGTTGGCGCGCCTCGGATTTTTTGGCGTTTTGCTGGCCCATGTAGGGCCCGTGCCCGTCCCTTGAATGCAAATAGATTGAATAGGCCCACGTCCCACGTCCCACGTGCAACGGCCCACGTCCCACGTCCCCTACTTACCCGCATACACGAATACG